GTGACATTGGCTGTGGCACTGACCAGGCCACCAGTCAATATGTTGCCACCGGTGATGTTACCTGTAGTAGTGATTGTATTGGATCCGGCAGCAACAATACCAATAAGATTGCCGCCACTGATATTACCTGTAGTGGTGATTGTATTGGATCCGGCAGCAACAATACCAATGATATTGCCACCTGTGATATTGCCAGTGGCCGAGATCAATCCGGCTGTGCGTACATTACCGCCTGTGACATTGCCCGTGGCACTGACGAATCCGGATGCCGACACATTGCCAAGAGAAATATCTGTCACAGTCACATTACCAAATATGTCACCGCCTACGTACAAGTTTCCTGCGATGCCCATACCGCCGGCAACAATCAACGCACCTGTGGTGGTACTGGTGCTTGAAGTAGTAGCTGCCACATTAACGGTGTTGGTGTAATAACTTAAAGGTCTATTCAAATCAAACACAGTAATAGTAGTACCACCATCACTGGTCACAAATCCAAATTCGTAATAACCGATTGCTCCAAAAGTGATCACGTTAGAACTGATACCTTGTATGCCAGTGATACCCAGGGTCACCGCAGCAGGCAAAGTCACGGTGTATGCAGTGTTGGTGATGTTGATCTGCACACGCATCATACCCACAGTGCCAGCAGCAGGAAAGTTGGTAAATCCCAGGCTAACACTACCGCTGGTGCTCACAGTCTGATAATGCCCAGAACTATAATCCAGTGTGACCGATCCTGAGGTCACTGTGTTTTGCACGATGCTGCCGGAAAAGTCACGGATCAGCGCAGAGTAGATCAATTGATCCGCCATGTTGTTGTCCAAGGTAGTTCCGGTCAATGCACTTTTGAGGATGGCTTTGTTTTCCAGATCAGTTATCTCGTTTTTGGCGTAAGTAAAATTGGTCTGGATGTTGGTGAAGTTATCACGGAATCCTTGAGTGTTGTTGGGCACGCCGGCAACAGGGTAGTTGGCGTCGATGTTTTGCGGGTTGATGCTGCTGGTCATTGGTTGGTATCCTTGTATAGATATTTATTCACATCCGGAAATCGCTAAATAATCCAAAGGCCATTGATTTACATGCAAAAGAAAACACGCAGCATTCTGGAAGAACTGGACAGTCTGTACATCGAACGAGATCGTCGGTTGGTGATAGAAAATCGTGCAGCCACCATAATAGCCAATGCTGTGAGACTGCTAGAACAGATTGACCAAGAATTTGATGCAGAAACAGCCGAAGCTCTTAATAGGAAATTCCTCAATGCCATACGCACTAAAAATGCCGGTAAATTCTCTAGATCAGTAAGGAAAACAGATGCAAATCCATGAACTCACAGGCAAAAGCAAGCTGAACGAAGTGGGCGCATTCGCCAGGGGATTCCTTGATCAGATGGGAGTCAAAGTGCCGGATCAACAAAAATCAACTCCTGAACTAGAAGCACTGGCCAAGGCACCGTTGTTGGTCAGACAAAGTGCAGAAAACATGCAGCGTCAATGGGCCGAGCAGGTGAGTCGAGCCATGGCAGCAGACAGAGTCACAGACCCCGCGCAGATAAGCTCACGAGCCAAGTTCCAATTGAAAGCATCAATAAAATCAATCGTAGCACACAATGAATTTCTCAGAGGTGTAGATTTTGAACATCTGGATCAAATGGTATCTCAGGTGGATGCCAATGGTAATCCCACCACGATTTATGTTGATCAAGCTAATGGCATAATGAATCGCATGCTGTCCGGCATGCATCAATTGAGCAGTCTCAATGCAGCGACCCCTGCCACACAAGAATTAGCTAGATTTCAAATGATTGCGCAGGCCGCATATGAAGCAGGAGTGTTGCTGCAATTCCATCCAGGAGCACAAGCAGGGCAGGCCTCACCGGTTGCACCACCACCGGCATCAGCAGCAGCCAATCAACCACAACATGGCAGTATAAGACGAACTCGAACAGGACAATTTCAAATTAATTTTGGGGTAGGCTGGGTACCAATAGACATGAACAATCCACAACACGCGGCCTACATGCAGGCCATGCAAGCAGGTACAGCACCATGAGATATTTACTAGAAGGCGGCAATGTTTTCAAAGGGCCCAAGGGCGAGCCACTCACACAGCGTATCAATCGTCAAGATGTACCTGCCACGATCCAATGGATAGAACAAGTCACTGGTATAGATTTTACTAGCGAAGTAGGAGAAGATGGCATCCCCACACGCTGGCTAGGATCAACTGGCAAGGCCCCTTCTTCGGGCGACTTAGATCTCGCAGTGGATCTCAATGAAATTTCAAAAGAACAACTGGCTGGTATTCTTTCACAGTTTGTGCAGAGTCAAAGGCTAGATCCTAGAGAATACGTAGTTAAAAAAGGTGAGGTACATCTTAAAACACCCATTGCCGGTGATGCCAACCGAGGGTTTGTGCAGACCGACTTCATGTTCTTTCCCAATCTGGATTGGGGACAGTTCTTTTATGCCGGCGGAACAGATTCAGCTTACAAAGGTGTAAATCGCAATGTGCTGATGAGCAGCATAGCTAAAAAACTAGGACTCCGAGTTGGTGCCAACGGCATGTTTTCTCGAGCCTCTGATCAACTGGTTCAGGGAGGCATGGATCCGGACTATGTGGCATCAGTATTGTTGGGTCGCGGAGCCACTCGTGACAATCTAAAGAACGTGGAATCAATCTATGCGGCATTGGCCCGTGATCCTGATCGTGATGCCAAACTGCAAGACTTCCGTGATTATCTAGCCCGAGAAGGATTGCAAGAGCCCGAACAAACAGTGAAAGAAGGCGACTCATACTTCCTGGCCAGACTGAGAGATCGCATTGTTAATCGTGGATATGTGGCCTTGGTGGAACATCAACGCCCAGTGATTGAAGCTGCGGAAGCTGGAGTAGGTGGCCGTGCCAAAGGTATAGAACATCTGGAAGATTATGTATTTCGAATGGGAGCACCGGGCATACAAAAAGCCTTGGACATAGTTAAACACGCCACTGAATCACCGCAACAGACTACCACTGCCAAGTGGGACGGCAAGCCTGCGTTGATATTTGGCCGCAAACCTGCCACTGGAGAATTTGTACTCACAGATGGATCTGGATTTGAAGCCAAGGGCTATGACGGCATGGCCACCAGTCCGCAGATGATGGCAGACATACAACGTACTAGATCCGGCAACAGAGACGATCTCATACAGATATATGCTGCGTTGTTTCCAGTACTGGAAGCTGCACTGCCACCCAACTTCCGTGGCTATGTCAAGGGAGATCTGTTGTTCATGCAAACACCACCAGTGATTGCCGGCAACTATGTGTTCAAGCCCAATACCATTGAATATCGCATACCGGTACGGAGTGCAATGGGGCAACGTATTTCTGGCGATCCCGAAGCCGGGGTGCCGCCTGCACAAATAGGTATTGCAATGCACACAATGTATGCAGATCAAGGTGAGCCGCGGCAACCACTGCGTGGGGTTTCGTTTAACCCAGTTCCAGGATTGTTGTTGGAAAAACCTGCTACTCCCAAAGCATTAGCAACTGAGAGCAATATAGAAAAACAACTCCGACAGATCATAAGCACACAAGGTGCTGCCATGAAGACCTTGTTCAATCCTGCTGAATTGCGGGCCCAACAGATCACAGATCTATTCAAGCTGGCAGTGGATTTTATCAATACCAAAGTGGGTGCTCCGTTGCAGTCTGCACAGCAGTTGTTGCAAGAGTTTGGACCTTGGTTGCAGTCTCGTGTGAGCCCTCGCAAGTACAACAACATAGTGGAATATCTCAACAGTCCCAGCAGCAATGCACAGGCCTTGGCAGCATCATTCTACGCATTTGAATTGCTGCATGCCTTGAAGATGTATCTGAAAGGGCAGGCTGATCTGGCCAATCCCGGCGGCGAAGGCTGGGTGATGGCCACGCCGGCAGGCGACAGCAAGCTGGTCACTAGATTTGATCCCAATGCGTTTGCTGCCCAAAATCGTGCCCAAAACAATCCTCAACCCCAGTGATTTTTGCCGATTGTATAAATAAAAGTAGGGCAACAACCCACTAACTTAAAGGAAATTTATCATGGCAGTATTTACAAAAGTAAACGGAACTACACAACCAGTATTTGCACTGGACGTGGCCAACGGTTCTATCGCAGGAACAGCTAACGTAGCTGCTCAAGGTCCAGTTCAGATCCAAGGTCCAAAACTAGACTTCTTCACATTAACAGCCAACGCTGCTTTGACCAATGCCGGTAACGTCAATGGTTATTTGAACAATGTATTGCAGTCTATCCAACAAACTGGCACCATTGCAATTTATCAAGCTGGCGCCACAGCCGGTACAATCAGCTTGGCTATCTATCCAAATGGCGCATATACCACAGCTACTCTGGTTGCTGCTGCTCAAGTGGCCAATGCAACTGGTGGCTTGAACATTGGTATCCCAACTGGCAATGTAAGCAACACAGCCAGCTTCACTAGCCTGTAATCTAGGTCAGCGATAGCCGCAACCCCGGAGGTAAAAAATCCGGGGTTTCTTTTTGGCCTTAAATATCTATCTAATGAGAATACAATGCCGCACACTTTTTGATTGCAGTTACACAGGTACCACTGGCCATTTTAGACCAGCTGAAATCCCGTTTGAAGATCGTATGGGCCAGATCATAACCAATCAAGCCGACTGGCATCACAGCCGTAATCAACAACGCAACTGGGAAACCCTGTTGCAGATCATTGGATTGCGCACTCAACCCATGGATATCACCACACCTGTTTGTCGTACTGGTGCGTGGGAATTTGAATTTCGAGTAGAAGCACCGTCTGTGTATGCAATAGATGGTGACCCAGACCCATTGGCTGGACTCATACAAGGTTGTGCAGATGTGCCCATGATGACCCGTCTTACTGAACAACCCGAATTGAAATCCACTATCACAACCATTGGTGCAGAACAGAATATTTGGTTTCGGGCACTAAATACGTCATTGGAGTGATCATGGTAGATACAACTGATATTGAAAAGAAAAGCCTCGAGGCTCACGTGGAACTTTGCGCCGAGCGTTATCGCCTGCTGGAGCTCAAGATTGAAAATGTGGAAAAAAGTGTGGGTTCGGTTAAAACTGTTGTCACAGAAGTGCATGAGATGATGCACGAAATGGCCAACAAACGCAATGATCAATTGATCAACTGGGGCATCGGTATCATTGGTACCTTGATAGGCACAGTGGCATGGTTAACTGTGCAATACTTCAAGAACTCATGATACACGAACAAAAACTTGAAGTCTTGATGACAAGAGAGTTCAAAAAACATTCAGCCAACACCATTGTGGACGACAACACTGGTACCAAGTATCTGGTATTCGGAAAGTACGAAATCTCACAGACACCGGAGGGATTTTTAGTCAGTGACTGGCATAGTCCTTTACATTGTTTCTCCGCCAAACGTATCGCATTGAGCTGGTGCATAGCAGACAAATATCAAAGATACAACTTATCAAACAACATAGTAATACTGGATCGTAGGCAACAGGTTCTCAAAACAGATAT